TATCGGCAGTTCCTGCAATGCCAACAATCGGGTCAAGTATGATTGGGTCATTGGTGTTGATTGCATCACCAATAGCCGTCGTCACCGTGCTGTCGTCTTGCGTCAAGAAAAACGCCTCGACTTGCGTGTACACTGGCCGCGCTGTAAACGTCAGCTCAAACAACGCGTAATATTCACTGTTGTCGTCGATGACTTGCCACATGTAAATCTCACTGCCGAATATCTCGCCACGCTGCACTCTGGTCGCTTTGCGCTGGCCTGCAAGTATCTCTTTAACGCCAAGGCGGTTGATGCCTAGTGCAGCTGTCGTGTCGTTTAAGCTGTCCCATGCGTCTGTGCTGATGTAGTTGACACCACTGAGCACTCGTATGATGCCGTCCGCGTTCTGGGTCTCTTCGTCACCAAAGATAACCTCACCTTGATCAATGGTCCCACGCGCGTCGTCACTGTTCGTAGCTGTAAACTCTACGGTATCTCCAAGCGCGGTGCCTTCTACGATGTCTGCACGCAGCACGCTAATGTCATAGTCAGCATCAGACGTAGCCACCAGCGCCGTATTGTTTGCACCGTCGTCGTCAATGCCAAAGATTTGAATCGTGATGTCGAGGCCGTTCTCGTCTGAGGCTAGTGCAGGCGTCAAGATGTAGAACGGCAGTTCAAGCTCGCCGCCGTCACGATTGTCAAATATCTCGCTGACGATGCTGAAGGTCGATGATGAGCTTTGCCAGCTTACGTCACCGTAGACGTGGCTGGTGTATTCATACGGCCATTCATCTGGATCGCCAAAGCCAAAGAACACAAGCTGTGAGCCGTCGTATGTTACGTTCCTCTGCAAGTATTTAGTGCCTGCCTTGATAGTAAACTGCAAGCGCACGCGTCCGACGCGGTCGTTACCTGTGCTCGTGCCGTCGCCATCGTAATTGTAGATGAGCGTGCCGCTGACAGCAAACACGGTGCCCGTGTTGTAATCAATATCCGTGTCGCTCTTGGTCGTGCCAAACTCGCTCTCCGTGTAGACGCTATCAAACACGATAGGATAGTTGCCGTTATATCGGCGCACTCTGCTGACTGTCTTGAGCGGTGGCAGGTACGTGTATTCATATCCACGCAGGCGTTCAAAGGTGCTGTCAAACGCCTTGGCTGCGCTCAGGCTTTGCTGTGTGATGGCAGTGCCGTCCTTTTGCGTGCCTTCCACGGTTAAGGTCGTGCTGTACTTCTGTGCACCTACAGGCAGAAACCACCACTTGCCTTGAGCTTGAAACAGTCGAGCGTTCCAAACCTTCGCCAAGTTTTCTAATACTTGAAACGTGCTGTAAAATTGGTTTTGACCGTTGCTGTCAGGATTGTACAGACCGTAGTGATTGATGCGTGCGTCCTCCAGCTGATTGCTGCCTGAATAGTCATCGCTTTTAAAGTCATTGACGTAATACAGGAAGTCGTCGGTGCTCCAGAGGTGGGTCGCTCGTGTCTTATTTAGACAGTTCAATAGGTGATCAACTACAGAAACCAATCCACCATATGCGCTGCCGTCATTGTCGTACAGTATGCTTTGCAGGTTGCCGAGGTCGTCAGCTGCCGTGAGCGTGTTCTGGATTGGTCGCGAGTCGTATGGTCGCACTACTTGCTCAGGATACAGCACGCCGCCCCACCACAAATCATCGGTGCCGTCTGGGTCTTTGCGTATGCTGACGCTAAACCGTTGTTCAGCTGACGTAGCCAGCAAGTCCATAAAGGTCTCGTGATCGTTCTCTGTCTCAGTCAAGGTAAACGTCACCTCGCTACCAATGACGGGCTGGTAACGGTCTTCGTTGTTGCCGCTGTAGCGCAGCACAAAGCCATCAGCGCCGAGGTTGAATTCGACCGCGCTGCCAACGTAATCGCTGTCATGGATGTTGACGCGCCAGTCGGTGCCTTGGTCGTCAGTAAACTCTGCAAACAGTCGGATTGGGTCAGCCATTAAAATCCTCTTACTCGGTTACGGTCAATTGCATTGCGCTCGCTGGTCAGCAAGATGTCGCGTCCTGAGATGCGGCCAGTGACTTGCACCTGGGTCGCGCCCATCATTTCCTGCAGGCGGTCCAGCGGTGCCACCACCTCTGGGTTGATGTTGCTCGTGCCTGCGCCCTCGCCGACCATCGCTAAACTAGCGCCATTAAAAAGTCCGCCGTCAGCCATCATAGGCAAACCAAAACCTCCCGCGAGAAAGTATCCGAGTCCAGCCTTGCCGCCTGTTATTTCTGCGACTCCAGTAGCTCCTCCAGTCAATGCCGAAAGCACAAGGAACACAGCGGTCAATGCTGCAGCTTGTACAGCAATCTGCTTGAGCGTGCTTATCATGGTCTCACGAAAGTTGAAAGTGCCCTCAATCATTGATGAGAACACGCCTTGAAAAGCGCTCTGCAAACTGAAAGCAAAGTTTGCCACGCTTTGCTCGAACTCATTTAAGCCTTGAGCAAATTCAGTGACACCTTGCTTGAGCTTTTGCAGCTTTGGCTCAACTCCATCGTCAATGACTTGGACGGTCAGCGGTTCCATGGCTGTCATGTACGAGGCCTGCACCCGTTGCATAGCTTGCTCCGTTGCTGTGGCCGCTGCTAAGGCTGCACTGGCTTCGTCTGCAAACTTTTGCTCCACACCTGCAAGCATGCCTTGCATCTTTTGCAGCTGTTCGTTCGCCGCTTCGTATGCTGCGTTCGCTTCTTTCTGCTCCTTGATAGCCTTGCCGCCAAACTTCTCGGCGATTTTGTCCTTAGCGTCTTTCTCTGCCTTTAGCAAGTCGACCAGCTTCTGCTGGTTATCAATGGCCGATTCAATGTTGCGCTTTTGCTCCTCAAGCGAAAGGTCTTTGTTTGCTTGCGCTAACTTATCAACCGCTGTGGCTGCTTCGTTGGTCTTGCTGTTCATTAGAATCAGACCGCCTACGACTAAACCAATACCAGTGGCCACAATTGCAAATGGGTTAGCCATCATTGCCACGTTCAGCGCAAGGAACGCCGTCCGCGCTAACTGCAAGCCGCTTATAAACTGTGGCACAATCACAAGCAGTGGACCAATCGCAGCAGCTACCGCAGCAATTTGCAACGCTAGCTTCTTGCTTTCAGGCGTCATCGCTTGAATGCGCTGCAGGAATGACGTAAATCCGTCAATCATATCCTTCACGACAGGCAGCAAGTCCTCTGCAAGCTCGGCACCTGCGAGCTTTAAATTGTCCAGCGCGGTGCTGAATTTACCTGCAGCCGTCTCGCTCAGGCGTTCCATAGCGCCAGCAGCAAAACCGCCCTCTTCGGCAAAGCTCTTGAGCACCGTGTTAAACTCCTCGACGCTTACACGGCCTGCGCCAAGCTTGTCGGCTGGCAAGCCTGTAGCGTCAGCCAATGCAGTAAAGATTGGTATGCCGCGCTCTGCAAGTTGGTTGAGGTTCTCGAGCTCGACCTTACCCTTGGCATTAACCTTGGCAAAGATGGCGGCTATCTCGTCAATGCTGGAGCCTGATGTGGCTGCGATGTCGCCAAGGAATTGCAGTTGCTCGTTGACGTCTTCGATGCCTGTTCCTGATGCAATGAGCTGACGCGCTGACTTGGCTACTGCTTCAATTTGGAACGGTGTCTTTGCAGTAAACTCGTTCAGGTTGCGCATCATGTTTGCAGCCTGCTCTGCTCCACCTGTCAATGAGATAAACGATGTCTCCAGTGCTTCCAGGTCTGCAGCGCTCTTGACTGCAGCAACGCCGAGTCCAGCCAGAGGCATCGTCAACGATCGGGTCAAGTCACGCCCAATGCGCTTCGTATTTCTCCCAAAGCGGTTGAGCTTGGACATGGACTTGCCAAGCGCCTTGTCAAAGTCGCGCGTGGTTGCGCCTATCGTTACTATGAGATCGTTCAGCTTTGCCATTCGTCGCGCTCTTTAATTGCTTCCAGCAGTTCCTCCTTAGTTAAATTCTTAGCGTTTTGTTTTGGTCGCTCCCAAGGGAATTGCATCATATCCTTTGGTCGCAATTTACGGCCTTTCCGTAGATGGGGCTGCATGTAGATTGTGGCCAGCCATCTGGTGCGCTCCCATTCAAACCGCTCGGCCATCTCTGCCGTCTCACGGTTGGCCTCAAGTGCTAGGCTTAACTCACCAAACGTCATGTCCCAGAACGCAGAAGGGGACAGGTGCAGCACACCCATCCCCATCCGAATAACGTCAGGCCACCCTACAGGCTTATCGTTACCGTCTACGCTTTTTTTTCGTTGTATTCACCGAGTAGGTCAAAGCATTGTGTGACGTGTGCAAGCGTGATGTGCTCCTCGAATTCCTAC